AAGGCGTTGGGAGTTATCGGAGGCACTGCTATGTTGAAATCTCTTATCTCAGATGTCACCCGTGTTAGGATAGAAATAGACTCTGTTAGCAAATCTTTTGAAGCATTGTTAAAATCAGAAAGTAAGGCTAAAGAGATGATTGGAGGGTTAAAAGAGCTTTCAATCAAAAGCGGATTGAATACCTATGGAGCAGCCCAAACGCTTCTTGGTTTTAATGTTGATGCAGAGAAGGTACTTCCAACATTGAAAAGTATCGGAGATATAACTATGGGGAACAATGAAAAGTTTTCCTCTATGACACTTGCTTTTGCCCAGATGTCTGCTGCCGGAAGATTAATGGGGCAAGATTTGAATCAGATGATTAATGCGGGATTTAACCCCTTACAAGTTATTTCTGAAAAAACAGGTAAATCCATTGCCGTCCTAAAAAAGGAAATGGAGCAAGGCGCCATTTCTTCCGAAATGGTTGCAGACG